AATATCGGCAATTAATCCTGCGGCTTCGGATAATCCAAATGCAGAAGTTATGAAAATACCGAATGGATATAATAACAATCCAAATAAAGCAAACCATGCCATTTTTCTAATAGCATCTCTTTGTGCGTCTGCGTCTTCCATTTCTTTTCTTTTAAACTCCAAATACATTGCCTGCTCTTCGTCAGTTACAATGCCATCACCATTAGTATCAGCGGGATGAAAGCCCGGTTGTTTCGTTTCTTCGGCCATTATAGAACTCCTTTATTATCTTCGCTATTGTTAATGCATCATTAAATCCATTACGAAGTGAATTTGACCTGTGGCCATTTTCAATAAACCATTCTATTGTATTTATATCTGAACCAGATACTTTCATATTATAGCTTTTAGTGAGTTCTTCAAACTCATATCTTAGTTGAACAATCATTGTTAACCCTAGTGGCATATTAGTGTCCAAACATCTTTCGTTTTCTATATTCATCAATTGTATCCTCTAATAGTTTAGTCCAGTTATCTCTGTGTTCGACGAACACACACGGTTTTTCATGATCAACATCCATTATAATTACTATATTGGGTATTTTCATTCCCGTTCTTTCTTCGTACATGATGGCATATGCTGCACCTTGCGCGAAATAGTTTGTGATTCTTTCTTTCTTCTTAATATATTTAGAAGTTTTAAAATCAATTATTGAGGGTACGCCATTAAACTGTGCGACGCAATCGCATCTTCCAGCTAATTGTAAATGATGACTAAATAAAGGCACCTCGAGACCGAATATCGTTCCAATACTTTCATCAAGTATAGGTTTGAGATTTGCGAGACTTTGTCTGATGTGCGGTAATTCTTTTGTAGTATCTTCATTATTTAAATACTTTTCTAAAATGCTATGAACCTTTGTACCACGCCTAGATGCTTTGCCACTAATCGCATCAGCTTGTTCTACACCTACACGTTCGCGCCAAGCTCTTATAGCATCTTCACTAAGTATGCTTAGAACTGTTGTGATACTAGGATAAGACTTACCATCAGGAGTATTATAAGTTCTGCCTGATTTTGTAGTTGTAGCATCCAGGTCTTGATAACCAATATCAATCGTGTCATGGCTAAATATTTTTCTTTTCAATTGTTGGTGCATTATAATTAAATATTTCCTTTATTGCTTCTTGGTTAATACAAAATATAGCTTCAGGCTTATGTTTAAAATTATATTCATTAGCTGCAGTTCTATATATATCCATGTTATTTGCTTGTACGTAATTCCAACATTTCATATACTCATCAAAATTAGGTTTAGCAAATACAAATAATGGTCTATCAAGCTGAGTAGCCGATGCCATTACAAATGTTACTACTATAAAAAATGTATTCATTGATTATTCCTATGTTTTTATTGTGTTACCTCTACCAGAATTTGCTTTAATTCTAGCGAGATTATCTTTCCAGCCATTGTCAGTCTTTGACAATAAGCTTCCTTGACCAGAAACAATATTTGGAAACGTAAGAACTTTAATACAATTGTGTTCTTTAAGATAAGCCTGCAATTCATCTGACTTAATATCTATTTCGTATTCGTCACCTTCTTCTAGAGGCTTTACTGTATACTTAGGCACCTTGATATCCTTTCCACCAATCAGGAGCTGATCTTCCCCAATCCCATTTAGCAAACGGTTTTGCTGTATGATAGTAATTTCTGTATGCTTGAACAGCATCACCTTTTACGATACAATCTGGGTATTGAGACATTGCTTGTGCAAATTCTGTAAGACCAACATCCGGTATATTTATAGGGGGTTTAACAAGAACTTCACCAAGCTTTTCAAAAGTTGCATGTTTTTTCTTTCTACGAAATTCAAACTCGGTGGCTAGACCTACAAAGTGTGTATAATGCCAGTTGTAGTTTTGTAGACTTTCCATAGTCCACACTGTGCATGGATGATACTTGTGCACTGCAGCATAGTATACATCGTCGCGATCATCACCAAATGTATAATACTGTTGCATAGTTTTACCAGACTTTGACCTACGTCTTTCAGGTGTACCGTCAAGTAACCTATGAGATGTACACAACATTTGTGCTGCTTCGATAATCATTTTAGGTATGTGCTTGTCACACATCATAGTTGCAGCTGTTGTTGGATCGTTGTGTAATACAAAAATATTCATGCTTTCACCTTCTTAAATAATATATTAATTATACCATGTTTTTTGTAAATTGTACACAGTTGTTTTTTGAATTGATTTAAAATTCTACTAATCCGTTAGTAGTTTTGGAAAAGCTTCTTCTACAACTGGTCTAGAAATCCCAGGGATTTTCTTTTTATTGATCATATTAAGAACAAGCTTAGCATCTTCTGGATGTACGCCTTCAAGTATTCCTATGAATATTTGCTCTCTTTTAAATTTTGGCAATGTGTCGCCAACTCCGCCTTTAACAAAATATTTAAAATCTCCATTTCGTCTTGTTAAATTAGTTGGATGACTGTGCGCTGCTGCGGCAGTATATGGCGGTTCACCTTCAGGCAAATTCCATACAATTTTAGTATCCATCGATCCTCTTATAATATCTTTCAAAGCCCATGTATCGTTTTCTTTTAAAACACGAACTTTGTCATCACGACTTCTTTGTTTAGCCATTTCTTCTAAAACTTCAAAAACATATTGTTTCATTAAATAAACTCCTGTACACTTTCAATCAAATTATTACAACGCTTGGCGATTAAGTAAGGTAATACTTTACCTTTATTAGACCAAGGATCTTGTTTTTCATATGTATTTATAATTTCATTTTTTAGCTCTTGTGGCGTTTCGCTAAGGGCGATAAGTCTTTCATTTCTTAAGTAGTTACGATACCAAGAAGCAGCATATAGTAATTCGCCTTGCTCTAGATCTTCTATGATACCATCTACTTTCTTTTGTGTCATAGGCGTTTGTCTGAAACCTTCTACAAACGTATCGTCATTAGATAAAATGTTTGGTACACCATCACCTTTATCACCACGTATAATATGATTAAATAAATAATATCTAGCATTATTTTCTTTAAGTTCTTTCTTAAGAAGAGGCGAGAACTGCTTTACATTAGGAAATCTTTGTAATTGTAAGAAATCTCTATCTGAAGAAACAATCATAATTTTTTCTACATTAAATTGTATCGTAGATTTACTAGCAACAATAGTACCAATAACATCATCGGCTTCACATTTATCAACTCTAATAACTTTATATGGAAAGTTTTCTGCAATTTCTTCTCTTACTAGATTAAGTAAACGAAATGCTTCATTCCAATCAAATGTAGACTCTTGTCTGTTTTTCTTACGGCTAGCTTTGTATTGCGGAAATACTGATCTACGCCAGTTATTTGCAGCATCTACAGCAAGGACCATTTCACCGTATTCGTTTTTATATCTTTTATGGTACATTCGTAGTGAATTTAGTATCATATGGCGAATCATATCTTCGTCATTAGTTTTATTAATAATAATACTAGCTAGTGCAATACCACTGTAATCAACAATAATCATTATCCAATTCTCCTTTGATTATAATAATCGTACGTACGCTTATAAACATACACATCCCATAATGTAGCATTCTTAATACCACCTACACAATCACCAAAGTAAGTAAAACCATTGGTTGGTTTCCTACCTTTTTTCTCTACTCTAAACTTTTGATTTTTAGAATTACAAGCTTTTACAATTTGTTTAACAATAGCAAATTCAGCCATATCTCTTGGATCTTTAGGATCAAACCTACCAATCCATGATGTTGATCTTTTGTGCTTTCCAATATGTATTCCCATTATAAAATCTCCTGTGATAACTTTTGAACCATTGTGTACTTATTAGCAAGATCCTTTATGATCTTCATATTGTAATCTTCTCTTAAGGTTTCTCTTCTAATAGTTTCCGGAAGAGTTCTTAGTAAAAGTTGAATTTTAATTGAAGGTTTATTAGATTTAAGGATTAAAGCCTTAAGTGATGATGTTGAGATTGGTTTTGACATTTTAGTATTCTCCGCTTTTTTCATTTTATAAGTATATTATACCATACTTTTACATAAATGTACACAGTTAATTTCACTTATTTTAAAGTTTGTTATTAACATGTTAAACAAATCTTATTTGTTAGATAAGAAGTGTTTAAAAGCCGTAATACATGTTGGTGTGGCAGAAATAGTAATATTTGGATTTCCTCCAGCAGGTCCAATTGGTATGGATGAGACTAAAGTAAGGTGATATTCATTTAAGATAGTTAAGAAATCTGAAATAGAAATATCGTATGGTATGTCAAAAGTGTGGTTTATTTTGGTGATTGATTGAGTCATATTAAAGTCCTTTTTTCATTTTAATATATATATTATACCATACTTTTCTCTAAAAGTAAAGGAAAATAAACATAACATGTTAACTACTATCACCTTTATTTTCTTCTTGCTTTAATTTCCAAAGCATCCAATCATAATATCTTTCTGGTTCTTCTTCATCATCCATTTCAATGTGATCACCAGTTCCAGTCATATCTTGTGTATACTTATTCATTTATCCATCACCTTTATCATTTGTAATTCTTTCCCACCTAACTCTCTTAGTTGGCATTTATAATCATACATAGAATTGTGTCCTTCATATTTTGTTAAACAATCACGAGCAGTAATGTTTTTCCATAATACCTTTTTACCACTTGGATAAGTTACTTCGTAAACTCTTAATTTCTTATCCCAAGATTTAGGAGAACCATCTGTCATATATGTTACTGTCATTTTATCAAATCTTCCATTGAAAATATTTTTGATATAGCTTTAGCACATGCTATAGCAACTTCACTACATTCTTTTTGTGTACCGTTAGAAGATCTTAATTCAATAAAATGAATCCAACTTCTTATAGTACCATTCATATATAATCTAGATGTAGTTAATCCTTCTGGTAAAACTGCTCTGGCAACTTCTTTTGCAATTCCTTTTTTGATTGCAGCGTTATAGACTTGCCTACACATCCAGATAACTCTTTGTTGTTCTCTTTCCCAATCGAGTTGGAAAGTTTCGTCATCAACTTCGATACTACTTTGTCTATTCTTATCATCTTGCATTCGCGCTTCTCTAGTAACAAATTCTAACTCCTTTACTGGATTTGCATATCTTTGACTAAATTCTTGAAAACTAAAACTACGGTGTCTTAATATTTGTCTTGCAATATCTCTTGTAGTATTGATCTCAATACAAGCACTTGCCATTTCAAATGGAGACCAATGCTGGTGTTTAATCAAATATTTTAAAAGTTTTTCATTTGTTGCTGTGTTTTCTTGACCAGATGGATTAGATACTCTTGCGCAGTATGCAATTAAATCTTGACAAGACTTTATATTCCATTCATCTTGATACGTTTCAAACTCAGATGGTTTGCTATACGAAATTAGTTTTGCTATCATAATTTAAAATCCTTAAATCTTTCGCCAGTTGGTGTTTTATCAAATACTGGTGTGTCATCGGTTAATGTTTGTTCAGTTTCTTCTACATCGTATAATCGCATTTTACTACGATCTACACCGACCACAAATCTTTTATGAGCTGTCGGATCATTATATCTATTCTTTAATTGCTTTACCATAAACTGACCTTGTTTATCAAGTTCTTCAGTAGATATTAATGCAAACATTAGATCGGCCGTTGCGGGTAATCCAAAAGACTCACTTGTATCTTCAAGCCCAACATCCGAGTTACTAAAACCAGAACGAGTCGTTTGCGTTGCAGAAAAGACCGGTACGTTAAATTCGACCGCAAGGCCACGTAATTCTTCAGCAATTGCTTTAATGTAAGTGTATGAATTGATTGATCCTCCCATTGCTTTCATTCTAGAACTTGAACATATATTAAGATAATCAATAAAGATAAGATCTGGTTCAAATTGTCTTTTTAGTTTAAGTTCATTAAGTAATGCTCTGAAATGACCTGAATGCGCAGAACCAGTAGGATATTCTTTTATAATTAATTTACCAGTTGTTTTACGTGCAATGTCATTTACTTTTGTAGTAAACATATCTTTTGATAATTTATCCAATTGATCAATAGGTACATTAAGTAAGTTAGCATCGATTCTTTCTGCTATTCTTTCTTCAGCCATTTCCATTGTAATGTATAATACGTTATGACCTTGAACTAAAGATGATGCAGCAACGTGGCACATAAAAAGAGACTTACCAACACCAGTACCAGCAAGAGCAATATTAAGAGTTTTACGTGGGACACCACCTTTAGTAATAGTATTAAAGTATTCTAAATCGAATGGTAGTCTGTCTTCTTCTGTGTGATAGAAGTCATATCTTTCTTCCACATTTTCTGTATAGTCATGACCAACTTTAAGATCAAATCCTACACCAAGTGCTTTACTTAATAAATCAGGTAAAGCGCCTTTTGTTAGTTGTTCGTGTTTACCGTCAATAATTGATATTGATTCCATAATAGCATTGTATATTGCTCGGTCTTGACACCACTTTTCAGTAGTATCAAGTAACCAGTTTTC